ATCTACCCGCGCAGGACGTACGGCGGGGACCTGTTCGCACTGGAATGCTGTGACGGCAAGCTGTTCAAGCCCCTGCTGGATGAGTACGGGGGCCGGCCCCTGCCACCGAACCCGTTCGTCCAGCAGATCCTCTACGGCTTCCCCCGCGGCGAGTACGTCGCCGACGCCGAGGTTGATGCGGATGGCAGGACGATCATCCCCGGCGGGTACCACGCCGACCAGCTGTACTACGAGCGCACCGAGTTCCGGCCCGAGACCCCCTACGGGATGTCCGATACGGAGATCGCGCTGCTCGACGGGATGCTGTGGATGCGGCGGATGGGCTGGCTGATGGCCGAGTACACCGAGGGTGTGATGCCCGGGTCGGTTGTCGAGACCGACAACGCGGTGGACTGGTCGGTGCAGCAGTGGGAGGACTGGCTCCGGGCGATCAACGACCACCTCGGCGGGAACACCGCCGAGCGGCAGAAGTTCAAGCTGTTTCCCCCCGGGACGCACCCGGTGCAGATCCCCGAGGTGGCTGAGCGGTACAAGCCGGACATGGACATGTTTTTGATCAAACTGGTGGCGGGTGATTTCGGGCTGAACGCCACTGAGCTGGGGTTCCCTGAGGTTGGCTCTCTCGGCGCGTCGTTCCATGAGGGCGAAGAGGATGTTTTGTTCCGGGTGACGAAGCGCCCGGACATGCAGTGGCTGTCGTCGCTGGCGACGAAGATGGCGATCCGCCAGCTGGGGATGCCGCCGATACTGCAGATCTCCATCCTGGGCCTGGAGTCCGAGGATGAGGCAGCGGCCGACGCGGTGGCCCTGTCGCAGATCCAGTCGGGGCGGATGACGCTGAACGAGGACCGGGCCCGCCGCGGTGAGCCTGCGTACAACTTCGCTGAGGCGGACATGCCGCAGCTGCAGGTTGGGCGTGGCGTGGTGTTCCTGGAGGGTGCATCGGCGCAGGGGCCGCCGGGGACGACAATCGGCCCGGCGATGGCCGCCCCGCCCGCTGCCCCCGCGACTGGGGCGCCTGCTGCTGGCGGGCCTGCGCCCCCGGCCGTCGCGGCGGCGCCGGAGGATGGCGCGGCGAAATCGGAACCGCCACCGGGCACTGCCGCGCTCGAGGTGGCGGCGTACCGCAGGTGGGTGCGCAAGGGCAGGCAGCGGGGCACGTTCACCTGCCAGGTCATCACGAAAGCTGCGGCGCCTGCGACGGCACCGGATATGGCGGCTGACGGTGCTGTGGTGTTCAAGGACGCTGATGCTGGCCCAAAAGCTGGCCTGGCTGGGAGCGGGACGAGGCTCTCGTGAGCCATTACACCGCCGAGATCCGTTCCGCGCTCACCGGTGCGATCGATACCACGAAGCTGGCGGAGGCGTGGGGCGCGCTGTACCCGGGGACGCTCGGGAAGGCTGTGCCGCCCGCACTGTCCGCGTTCCTGCACCGCGCCTCCCAGGCGGTCACCAGGGCGCTGACGCGCGTTCTGACCCGCCTGTGGACGGAGGCGTGGGTACTCGGCCAGCGGAGCGCTGAGGCCCTGTCAGGCGGCGGGACGGTGGAGTGGGGTGACTGGAAGCCGGGTGACTACCGGGCGGCCGAGGTGATCGCCGGGCCGGGCCTGCGCCAGCTCCTCGACGCGTCCGGGATCCGGATCAAATCGATCGCTGACAGCCGGGTGGAAGAGCTGGCGGACGTGCTCGAGCGGACACTGGCGAGCGACGAGACGAAGCGCCAGCCGCTGCCCGCCCCGCTGGAACCGTCGCTGTCGGTGGGGGATCTGGCCAGGCAGCTCCGCGACGTGCTCGACCGGCCGGACCGGGCTGAGCTCGTCGCGCACACCGAGATAGCCCGCGCCCAGTCCGAGGCCTCCCGCACGGTGTACGCGGAAACGGGCGTGAGCGAAGTCGAGATCTCGACGGCGGAGGACGCGAAGGTGTGCCCGGTGTGCGAAGCAGCGCAGGAACTCGGTGCGCACCCGCTGGGGGCTCCGCCGATGGTGCCGCTGCACCCGCGCTGCCGGTGCGCCGAGCTTCCCGTTCTGGCAGGTGCCCCGTGATCTGGCACTGGCTGAACGCGGAGATCTGGGGGCCGATGTGGCCCAACATGTTCGCCCCCTCGGCGTTCACCCTCGGCGCGGTGATCATCGCCCACATCAGGACGCGGCGGCTGGCCCGCCGCAACCATGAGGACCTGAAACGGCACGTCACGAAGGAGACCCAGTGAAGGTCACCACGACCACCGTCGTTGACGACGGCAAGGACACCGCACCGGCCGCCAAGGCTGCCTGGGACGGTGAGACTGTCACTGGCGTCCTGGTCAAGGCTGACGCTGAACTGCGGCAGACGCTGACTGTCGCCTACCCCGCCGACCGCGCCGACGCGGCCAAGGCCCTTGACGGGCACCGTGACTTCGCCAGCAAGGACGCCCTCATGAAGGCCGCCCACAGCTTCCTGGCGAAGTCGCCGCTGATCGGCCGGCATCATGCTGACGGCACCGAGGGCGCGGGAACGGTCCTCGAATCGTTCATCTGGCCCGCCTCGGACTGGAAGCCGGAGGGCAGCGGCTACACCGTCAAGGAAGGCGACTGGCTGGTGAAAGTCCAGTGGTCACCGGAGGCGTGGGCGGAGATCAAGGCCGGGGAGATCACCGGCGTGTCGATGCAGGGAAGTGCCCGGCGGCGGAAGGCGTCACCGGAAGCTGTCGCGGCGCTGAGGAGCTGACGATGACCAAGGCAGTGAAGGCTCCGGGGGGCGACGAGGATGAGTTCGGCATCACGGAGCTGGTGGAGTTCGACCCGACGCGGCTGGACGGGGTGAAGTCCGCGGCCACGGGCCTCGGTTTCCTGATCATGAAGTCCGTGGCCGCCAAGGGCACACGGGACTGCGAGTGCGGCAAGGCCTACGACGAGGACACGAAGGCCGCGAACTGCGAGGACTGCGGTAAGAAGCTCCCGATGCCGGCGAAGAAGGCAAGCGAGCCGGAGTGCAAGACATGCAAGGACACGGGCACGATCATGGACGGCAACCGGGACTGCCCGGACTGCGACGCCAAGCCGAAGGCCGGGAAGAGCGCTGCCGAGAAGGCGCAGATCTACGCTGCAGCAGGCAAGATCAACGATGCCCGCCGCGTGCTGAACGGGAACGACGCACCCGAAACCGCGTTCGGCCACATCACAAAGACCCTGGCCAAGGCTGCTGAGGCTGACGGCACGATCGACGAAGGCCCCGACGTGGACCTGGGCCACAAGATCATGGGCTTGCTCGCGCAGGCGATCATCAACGAGGCGCAGGAGATCGGCGCCGGGATGTACGGCGAAACCTGCGACGTGGACCTGCTCAACTCGGCGGCCGGGCTGATCCGCATGTGGATCGGGCGGGAAAGCGCACCGGATGAGGGTGCGCCGATGGGCATGCTGATGGACTCGGCCGCGGTGAAGGCGGCGGTGCGGGAGATGGTCGCCGACGAGCTGGCGAAGGACTCGCGGAACTTCAGCACCGATGAGCGCGAGAAGCAGGCGGACAAGGGCAACGCCCTGCCGGACGGCTCCTACCCGATCCCTGACGCCGACGCGCTCGGCCGGGCGGCCACCCTGGCGCAGTCCAAGCACGGCGACTGGCAGGCGGCGGAGAAGCTGATCGCACGGCGGGCCAGCGAACTGGGCGTGGCCAACCCGCTCGACGGCAAGGGCGACGCGTCGAAGGGCGCGGTTGCGGAAGGTGAGACCGGTGTGGATACTGAGGCGCAGGGAACCAGCAGCCTGAGCAAGGCTGTTGAGGACGCTCTCACGAAGGCCCTGGAGCCATTCAAGGCGGACCTGGCCGGTCTGCAGGCTTTCAAGGCGAAGGTGGAGGCCACACCAGTCCCTGGTGGACCCGTGACAGCGGTCGCGCGCCAGACGCGCACTGAGGACCGCACCGACTGGGCCGCCAAAGCCGCGCAGTACCGGGAAACCGCTGCCCAGATGAGCGACCCCGAGACACGCGAGGGATACCTCCAGAAGGCCCGCGAGTTCGACGCCAAAGCCCTGTCCCAGAGCTGAAACCGGCTGTCCTCACGGGCGTTCCACACCCGCGTTCGTGAGGAGTGCCACCGATGGCGCCTACCCCCAGCCAGCTTTTCTCTGACCGCCGCGGCGCCGCGCTGGCCGAGCGGTTCGAGGAGTACAAGGAGACGCTGGGCAAGAGTTTCGCCCGCGCCGACGAGGGCCGCGACCAGTTCGTCCGCGGTGTCGGCCTGGTCAAGGGTGCCCGCCCGTCGCAGGCTGGCCGCGCCGAGCACGACAGCCGCATGGAAACCATTGAGCGGCTGTCGAAGTCGCTGCCGTCTGACCAGCTGGCCGCGATGCAGACGGAGCTGGACGCCCTGAAGGGCACGCTGGCGAAGGACTGGGACGCGTCGTTCCCCGAGTCGGGGACGATGACGCTGCCGACACAGCTGGCCCCGATCGACCTCGAAGCCCCCGCGAAGCTGCTGGTCCCGCGGCAGACCCCTTTGCGGAACCAGATGCCCCGCAACAACGGCGGGAAGGGCTCGGCGGTGCAGTTCCGCCGCATCCTGGGCTGGAGCAACGCCGGGGTCGGCGGCGTCCCAGACATCCTGCCGTTCATGAGCTCGGAGTTCCCCGCCGCGCAGTCCACGTCGAACCTGCCGCCGTTCGGCGGGTACGCCAACACCACCGGCGGCATCACCTCCGGTGGGCTGGGGCTGCGCCGCGGGCAGAAGATCACCTACGCCGCCGACTCGCAGGTGCGGAACTACACCGAGCTGGGCCTGTCCGACTCCGTGTCGTGGAAGGCCGAGTTCGTTGGCCAGGGCTACCAGGACATCCGCCAGCTGAGCGCGACGGCGCTGCTGTGGGCGCACCTCATGGGTGAGGAGCGGGCGCTGCTGTACGGGCGCGGTCCCACCGCGAACGGGTACACCGGGCCGCTGACCGCCCCCACGTTCACCGCGGTGGCCGCCGCGAACGGCACCGGCACCACGTCCACCCTGGCCGCCACCGCCTACGGGTTCGTGATGACCGCGATCGGCGGCGGCGGCGAAGGTCCCGCGACCGCGCAGGTCGCTGTAACCCCAACCGCCGGGCAGGCCATCAACATCAACGTCACTGTCCCGGTCTCCGGGGCGCTCGGCTACAACCTGTACATGTTCACCGGGTCCGGCGGCCCGTACTTCTACGCCGGGTCGTTCTCCGGTACCCAGTTCACGGTCCTCGCGCCGGTCACGACCGGCACCACGATCACCGCTTCGGCTGTGGATTCCTCGGCGAACCCGAACGCCTACGACGGCATGCTGACGATCCTCACGAACCCGGCCAAGTCCGGGTACGTCGGCATCTACGGCGGTGCCGCGGCCAGCCTGGGCACATCCAGCTCAGTCGGCGGCAACAGCTTCCTGCAGAACACCACCACCCTGGCAGGCACCCCGGCAGGGACCGGGGTCGGTGATCAGCCGTGGCAGCTTGCGTTCCAGGCGCTCTACGGGTCGTCGACGGAGCCGGGCAACTACGGTTCGGTGCCTGGCGCGGCGTGGCCGTGGATCACTGGCACCGCCTACGGGCAGCAGCTGCTGGCCGACCCTGATGTGGTGTTCGTGGACGGCAGCATCCGCAAGGCGATGGGTGACTTCGTCCGTCACGCGGCAGGCGGCTCGACGGCGTACCGGATCACCATGCAGACCTCGGAGGCCACTGGCGGCCTGGAGGTCGGCGGGGTGGTCAACGGCATCGCGAACCAGGTGACGGGGAAGATGGTGGACTTCGACGTCCACCCGTACATGCCAGCCGGGACATCGCTGATCTGGTCCAAGACGCTGCCGGTGCCGGACTCCGAGGTGTCCAACACGTTCGAGGTGCGGAACGTGCAGGAGTACATGATGTACCCCTGGCCGGTGATCCAGTACACCTACGACGCGAGCACCTACCAGCTCGGCACCCTCGTGGATTACGCCGCGGCGTGGTCCGGTGCGATCACTGGGCTGGTGCCGTAATGGCCGCATTCCAGGCGTCAGCGATCTCCGTCGGGACATCTCCCGTCTCGCTGGTATCGGGACTGGAGGGCCGCTATCAGATCATCGTTGAGCTAGCTCTGGGCGATGACGTGTGGCTCGGTGACGCATCGGTGGGCGTCAACGCGGGTTTCCATCTCTACCAGGCCAACGGTGGCACCGGCAGCACACCGGATGTCCTGCTGCTGCGGGTGACGATGGACGTGCTCCTTGACTCCACCGACGCGCTCTATGCGGTCTCCGGCACCGCTGGCCAGACCGTGTACTTGATGGTGAACCCGAGATGAGCACGAGCCGCAACACCCAGGTCACGCCGCTGTCGGCGAGCCACCCGCTGACCGCGATCGCCGTGGGGCTGCCGGTGGCGAACTCCGGTGATGTGGCCGGGGCGGCGTTCGCGAACGCATCCCTCGTTGAGCTGTCCGCCGGATCGGCGGCGGCAGCCCCGGCGGTCAACGGCCTGACCGTCGCCGGTATCGCGGCGGTGGCCACGGCGGTCGGCACCTACCTGTCCGGCCTGTCAGCGGCGAAAAAGGCACAGCTGGGGCAGGCCAGGGTGCTGATCACGCAGACGGCGCTGATCGTCCCGTGCCA